AGTCCTTGAACTTGCGGAGTGGTTTTATATATGTGGTACAGCGTTTAAGTATACAGGCAGAAATGAGTCGGACACCGAAGATGATGCACCATATTTTTCTGATGTTTTAGACCCTAGAGATACTTTTATGGTTTATTCAAGCGGAATCGGGAAAAAACCATTGTTCGCAGGTCAAAGAGTACAGCAGACAAAATATGACGGCACAAAACAATGGATATATGAAGCACACACCGCAGACTATCTTTATAGATGGATAGCCGAAGATGAAATAGACGAGTTTGTAGGCATATCGGTTGAAGCAATACCGTTTTCACTTGGGATGGTGCCTGTCATTGAATATCCGCTTAATAAAAGTCGTATAGGATATGTTGAAATAGCATATCACTTATTTAATGCTATTAACACGGTTGATAGCAACCTTTTAGACGGTTTGGAGCAGTTTATACAGGCTCTTTTGGTGTTTGTAAATTGCGAACTGCCGACAGAGCGAGTTAAAGATTCTAACGGCAACGATGTTGAAGTAAAAGTTAAGCCCCAAAGCGGTGACGCTATTGAATTAAAGGGTCAACAAGGACTTCCGGCAAGTGTTCAATATCTTGTGGAGCAGTTAAGTCAATCTGACATTCATGTAACTAAAGAGGACTTGCTTAATGCAATGTACGAAGTCACGGGAACACCGTCAAGAAACGATAGAGCCGGTGGTGGTGACACCGGGAATGCGGTTTTGCTCCGGGACGGATGGGGAGCTGCCGAAGCACGAGCAAAATCTACAGAGAAATTATTTAAGAAGTCAGAAATGGCACATCTTAGAGTAGTTTTAAGGATATGTAGACACCATGCGACTGCATCAACAGAAATAGGCGACTTGACGCTTAGAGATATTAAGCCTGACCTTACGAGAAATAGAACTGATTCGGCACAAATCAAGGCACAGGTTCTTACTATGCTCTTAAAAGATAATGTACACCCGGAACTTGCTTATGAAACGTGTGAGTTGTTTTCCGATCCTGTTGGAGCGTGGCGTAAGTCAAAAAAATACATGGAAGAAACAGGCGGTGACATTACGCAACTTATCAGCAATATATCAACGATGTTATCAGATGAAATTGTTGACGATATTTGGGCGATAGATACTATTCCACTTATTAAAGACAAGGAAGAACTGAAAAAACGTCTTGATTCTGCAAAGCAATCAAAAGCAGATGAGTTTTTTGATAAGCCTGACGAAGAAAATGAGATAGTCGAAGAAGAAGTGGTTATAAATGGATAAGGCACATCGACAGACTGATTTTATCCTTGCACAGCTTGAAAAAGATATTGACCGATTGTTTACAAAAGGTCATGTTGCTGCATTTGATGAACTCAATTTACCATTGCTTTATCTTTCAGACGAACCAGAAGCAACGCAAAGACAAAGACTGCGCTTTGCTAGCCGTGATGGTTATATGGAATTTGTCATAGCAATGATCGTAATGCTTATAGCTGCGGCAACATTACAGAGCTTCATTGAAGTCGGCAAAAAGTCTGTTGATATTTATAAGCTTAATTACAAAGCAATCGCTGATAAATACGGATTGGCATTAGCGACTATCGGTGAGCCAAGATTCAAAACAGAAAAAGTCAAAAAAGATATTGCGGAAACTGCACAAAAAAGAATTGAGAAAGCTATTAAGCAGGGTCACGATCCCAATGAATTGATTCTTGATGTTAAACGTGAGTTTCGGAAATATAAGAGCATTAGTCAGCGAATTTCCAGAACGCTTGCAACACGTTATGAGAACATGGCAAGGATTGACGCATTAAGAGCCGCAGGAATTAAGTATAAGCGTTGGCAAGCGATCCTTGACCGTGTTACAAGGGATTCTCACCGTAGATTGCATAACGAAGTTAAGCCGATAGGTGAACCGTTTTCAAACGGCTTGCAATACCCGGCACAAGATGGTGGTAGCGCAGAGGAAGTAATGAATTGCCGTTGTTACATAATTGGCTCTGATGGCATTTTAACACAACAATCAAGTGACAAAAATGTATTGCAAGATAAACAAAACAATGATATAATAAGTGGTGCATTGAATCCTGATAGTAAACTAGCGAAAGAACACGCTGAAATATATTATGAAGCTGTTCGCAAAATGAATAACGATTATATAAAGATTGCCAAGAATACAGGCATTGAAGAATCTGATGTTAAGTCAATAAAGGAATATTTGTTTCTTCAAAAACACAATTTAGCAAGTGGTCATAAAAGGTTTGATGCAGACTATCATATAGCGCAATCATGGCAGCGACTTGTTGACGGCAAGGCAATTAAAGGGCAAGATTTAATTTTGCTTAAACACGAACTGATGGAAATGCGACTTGTTAAAAGTGGGTTGACTCAAAATCAAGCACATATACAGGCTTCAAAAGAATTTAATTATAAAAAAGCTGTTGAAAGGGGTGAATGAGTAATGGTACTTATGAAATTATTGTCTGATGAAAATGATATGATCCGTTATTCATATCAACCTGAATGTGATGGTGAGCCGGGTGTTTTATCCTATGACAAATCAAGAAACATACCATCAATAGAAAAGCTTGCAGAAAATGATCTTGAATCAATATTTTATAGGAATCATGCTTTTGCTATGATTCGTGAATGTATAAGTAAACTTCCATTAGAACGATTGCTTATGTGGTATTAGCATAAAACTAACAAACCGAATAAAGAAAGCACTTGTAAAAATACAGGTGCTTTTTTTGCGTCCATTTTTGGTGTTACTAAGCAATTACGCTTTTAACATAAATAAAAAGGCTTAAATGAGTCCGACAAGACTGAAAAATGTATTAAGCCAAAAGGAGATTTATCATGGCAGAAGAAACAAAAGATACAAACGTAGCTGACTCTGAAAACGAAGAAAACACAACAGAAACAACAGAAAATTCAGAAAGCGAAAAAGACTCCCCGAACATCGAGGAACTTATGGCACGTATTGACGCAGCCGAAGCGAGAGCCGCAAATGCTGAAAAGCAAAGTAAGGCAAAAGATAATGCTCTTGATTTGAAGAACAAGGAAATATCAACGCTTAAAGGCAAGCAGAGAGAAACGCTATCCGACAAAGAAAAGTTGGAAGAAGAACGTGCTGAATTTGAAGCAGAAAAAGCGGAAATGCAAAAAGAACGCAATCGTGTATCCGCAAAAGGTCAACTTGCTCCGCTTAACTACACAGACAAGGAAATGACTGATGATGAGTTGGAGTTGTTTGTGCGTCCTAGCATGGACGAAACTGTTTCTCTGTGTAAGTTCTTTGTAGACACAATAACTCGTGAAAAACAAAAGTCTGCAAAAGAGGAACGTGACAAAATCGACAAAGAAAACCCGAAATTATCAGGCGGTGGCGGCACAAAGTCGCAGCCTGACGCAAAATCGCTTAATGAAGCATTAACAAATTATTATCAAAAGGAGTAAATTGAAAAATGATTACACTTGCAGAAGCAAAAGTTGGTATGTCCAACAAAGTAGACCAAATGGTTATTGACGAATTTAGGAGAGGTTCACAACTGCTTGACGCTCTTATGTTCGACAACGCAGCATCACCCGGTACTGGCGGTTCAACACTCGGCTATACTTACATAAGGCTCAAAACTCCGTCAAGTGCAGCTTTCCGTGAACTGAACACAGAATACGAAAGCAAACAAGCAATCCGTGAAGATAAAGTAGCATTGCTCAAAATCTTCGGCGGTGAGTTCACGCTTGACCGTGTTATCATCGACACATCAGGCTCGGTAAATGAACTCGGTTTCCAAATGGACGAAAAAATCAAAGCCGCAATCAATCTGTTCCACTATACAGTCATTAACGGTGACTCTGTAGCACGTACAACAGAGTTTGACGGTCTTGATGTAATGCTCACAGGTTCAAGCACAGAATACAACACAGGTGGTGTAATTGATCTGTCCACAGCAGCCGCTATGGACGATAATTACGATGCATTCCTTGATGGCATGAATGAGTTTATCGGTGAGCTGGAAGAAAGACCGACAATGCTCTTGGCAAACAATTCTCTGATAACAAAAGTATCAAACGTAGCAAGACGAGCAGGCTACTATGAGCGTAAAGAGGATGCTTTCGGGCGTTCTGTAACTGCATGGGATGGCATTCCGCTTGTGGATATGCGTCACTATTGGGATGATGCAACGCAATCAACACGCCCATGTGTACCGATTAGTGGTGCAGGTGAAACATCTCTGTATGCCGTAAATATCGCTCCCGATGGTTTCCACGGTGTAAGTCCAAAAGGAAACAATGTCATTTCAACACATCTTCCTGACCTTAACGCTCCGGGCGTTCTCAAAAAAGGTGATGTTGAAGCTGTAATGGCTGTTGTATTAAAGAAAACACGCAAAGCCGGAGCATTCCGCAGAATCAAAATATCCTAAGAACCCAAAACCGATAAAGCCGTCTTAACAGGCGGCTTTTAATTGGAGGTAAAAATGTACACTATAACTTTGCCGTCTGCTACCTTTTACGGTGAGCGATACGGTTTACACTTTGAAAAAGGCGAAGCTACTACAGAAAATGAATGGCTTGCAAATCGCCTTAAAGATAACGGCTTAAATGTTCGTGGTGGAAA